TTGCCGGTAGCGTCGAAGGTTTAGTCAAGTTCGTGATAGGTAAATTCAAACATGTCACGTCTCCTTGCTTGCTGGCCCTTGGTGACGCGCCCCGTAAGGCGCGCTGCAATGTGTCAGACGGTCTCTTTTTCCAGCTTGTCGATATTGACGTTCAGCATGAGCGACTGAGCGTAACCCATGCGCGCAATCTGTTCGGCGGTGTCGCGGGCCGCAATCTTAGCCAGCGTGCGGATCCATGCAGCATCTGGGCGCCCTTGGCTATAGCGCTTGCGGTCAACAGGCATTGCCGCGCGGATACAGTCAGCGCCGTAAACCCCGAGGCCAGAAAGCTGAATTCCAACCTTGAGCGCGCGCCCGCAGCAATCGCAGTTGGTCTGGAAGTCAGCGCCGATGATTTTTGTTTGGAAGGTCATGTTCATATCTCCTTGCTTGCCAGATCACCCTACACCACATCACGCCGCGCGCAAGCTATTTTTTTTGCTTGCTTGTGTTTTTTTTCGCGGTATGGTTAGGCATGGAAAACAAACAAACACCCCTAGACGGATGGTTGCAGCGTGAAGGCCGCAAGGGCGGATGGCTTGCAACACAGCTTGGCGTAACGGATGCGATGGTATCAAAGTGGCGCAAGGGTCACGTTTTGCCCATCGCAATCTATCGCCGCGAGATCGAGCGTATCACTGGCGGGGCCGTTCCTGCCGATGCGTGGAAGTAACCTCCCACGTCGCGCATCTTACCGCGCGGCGCACCTGCCGCCTGATGTGTTCTCCCCATGTCAGGCGGCTTTTTTTATTCTGGAGCTGTGATGCAAAAGCTACGCGTCCTCGATCTATTCAGCGGTATAGGCGGGTTCTCACTTGGGCTTGAGCGAACTGGCGGCTTTGAAACCGTGGCATTCTGCGAGATTGAACCGTTTCCCCGCCGTGTATTGGCGAAACATTGGCCGGAGGTGCCGCAGTATCATGACGTTAAAACCCTCACAGCCGACATTCTTCGACAAGATGGAATTTCCGTTGATATCATCACGGGGGGTTTCCCATGCCAAGACCTTAGCACCGCAGGAAAACAGCGCGGGATGGGCGATGGAACACGGTCAGGCCTCTGGTCTGAAATCGTCCGTCTGGTTGGCGAGTTACGACCGCAGTTCGTCATCGTGGAGAACGTCGCAGCATTGCTTGCTGGCCCAAGTGAACGGCGAGGCGGATGGTTTGGCAGAGTTCTCGGAGACTTGGCCGAATGCGGGTATGATGCAGAATGGCGCAACATACCAGCTTGCATGGTCGCTGCCCCCCACAGGAGAGAGCGGATCTGGGTCGTGGCCCACCCCTCGGACATGCAGTGCAATGGCGGCGACAATAACGCCGAAAAGAGCGTGGGCCGCTGGCCGCTTTCCCAACTTAGAAACGATGGTAGGTCGGTCTTTATGGCCAACTCCGACGAAATCGGATGGCCCGAAATGGGCCTATCACATCAGCAAGGAAAACGCCGAGAGCCGCAAGGCGCGGGGGAAACAAATCATGCTGGCTCACGCGGTAAACTTGGATACGGAGGAGGGTGGGGCGCTGAACCCGCCGTGGGTCGAGTGGCTAATGGGGTTCCCAATCGGGTGGACCGACTTGCAGCACTCGGAAACGCCGTAATTCCGCAAATCCCAAAATTGATTGGCCGCGCCATTCTTGCATCATTAGGGCATCCCGCCCAAATCCGCCGCGTGTCGGTTACACGCTAGGCCAAATGGCCACCTGAGTAAGTCAGCGGCGTTTCGTTTGGCCGCTCTCCAGACAGCCCCCGCCCGCTAACAAATGCGCTACATTCGTCAAAGGCGGGGGCAAATCATTGACGCGCAAGAAACTCAAGAACCTGACGCGATGCGTCTTTAGCACCATACCCGACAATCACTTGATGCCCAATCACGCCAAGTTGCTGGATCATCATTTTTTGCTCAGGCGATAGCCTGCCGCCCTTCGTGCGTTTCATCTCAACCCACAACTGCCATTCCGGTATGTGCAGGTCGGGGATGCCACTGACAACCCCTTCCATTTTCAACCTATTGGCCGTGCTGATTGCACGCTTTTCGCCGTTTGGAATTGCATAGATCAGCACATGAGGCCACTTTGACCGAAACCATGTCACAAATCCGCATTGCTCGTCATGCTCAGAAGGGAATGTCGCTGTCGTCATATCCTGCATACTCCTGCAATGGCTTCGGCTTTTTCTGCGTGTAGTCAAGCTGCACGATCTGATGAAACTTGCCGTCTGGTTTGACCTTGATCCGGCTTGGCTTTGCCCACCATTGGCATTCCTGCATTGCCTCTTCCGTTGTTCGCGCACCACTGAATAGCACCGCCTTGCGCGCCTCGTATCGGCTTGCGGCATATCCGCCATGATCAGGGCATAGCCATTCGCTAACGCGCATCGTCAGTCCGCAGTGATAGGTAACGCGGATGCTGTCTGGTTTGTCTGGCTTGGTCCACTTCTGATATGTCACGTCGTCAACATCCCACCATTCCGCCACGACTTGACTGGACAACATCGCCCCGTCATAGGCGCGCGTTCCGTGGTTTGCTTCTGGTGGCGGAAACTGGTGGCCACACTCATGGCAAACCCTGATAGCCGCGTGGCACATAGTTTGGCAGCTTGGACATTCCTTTACAGGCGCATCGCCGGCTTCGCCTTGCCCTTTGATCGTCGGCTTTACCGCATCGATAAACCCATGTCGCGCCACGTTTTCGCCATAGTCAAGCACAAGGCAATCCGTCTTGCCGTGGCTGTTGCGAGTGCCGCGCCCTACCATCTGAACATATAGGCCAGTAGAAGCCGTGGCGCGCACCAATGCTACCAAATCAACGGAAGGCACGTTAAATCCCGTTGTAAGGACGTTCACATTCAACAGGCAGCGCAGGCGTCCCGCCTTGAAGTCCTTGATTTTGCGATCACGGTTTTTTGTGTCGTCAGCCCCCGTCACAACTTCGGATGCGATGCCGTGTGTTTCCAACTCTGTTTTCAGCATTTCAGCATGTGCAACACCGCTGGCAAAGATCAGCCAGCACTTGCGCTCGGCTCCGAGTTCGACAATCTCGGCAACAGTGGCGCGTACCAATTCAGGATCACTTGCTGCCGTGGCAAGTTCGCTTTCAATGAATTCCCCCCCGCGCATATGCACGTTGGACAGGTCAATTTTGCGCGCGCCGCCCTTGCTGATCACTGGCGCAAGGTGGCCTTTGTCCATCAGCATCGACACCGGAATATCATATGCGATGCCGTCGAAAATAGCGCCGTCGCCCTTGTGCAGATAGCCGCTATCAAGCCTGTATGGCGTGGCGGTCAGCCCCACAATCTTCACAAGCGGGTTGCATTGCTTGAGGTCGGAAATGAATTTCCCATAGCGCGTTGTGGTTTTTTTCGGAAGCATATGCGCTTCATCGATCAGCACCAAATCCGGCGGCGGGATCATCGCTGGCGCTTTTTCCCAGACCGACTGGATACCTGCAAACGTGATCTGCTTATCAAGCCGCTTCTGGCCAATGCTGGCGGAATAGAACGCAAATTCTGCCTGCGGATACAGGTCGAGCAATTCCTTTGCGTTTTGTTCCAGCAGTTCTTTCACATGGCTCAGGATCATAATTCGGGTGCCTGGATACTCGCAGGCATCCTTGACCAAGCTGGCAATAATCAGGCTTTTCCCTGCGCCAGTTGGTGCCACAATCAGCGGATTGTCACCCCGCTTGTCCGCCCAATAGCTATATAGACCATCAATCGCGGCGGTCTGGTAGTCTCGCAGTTGGATCATTTTTTAAGCCTCTCAATCTCGATTTCAATGTATCGCTTGGCCTTCTCTAGGTCTTGGATTGCATCACCCTTAAGACCGGCCCTCCAGATATATTTGACGGCATTGCCGAGGCAGAAATTCATGTGCATCGTCACGTCGATACACTCAATACCAGACGGGTGGGCCTTGTAATGATCTGGGTGATTGATAGCATCACTCAAAACGGCACCTCATTATTTTTCAGGTCTTGGCTGTTCTTGCGGTTGCGGATCACTTCGCCGTCGTCTGTCGTGTATTCAATCCAATCATCGCCAGCATCACCGATCTGCCACGGCATAGCGTAAGGGTTGAACAGATGATCTTGGCAGGTTGCAACCTCGTCCTTGATCCGGCAAGACCATGTGCCATCCTTTTCCGGCGTGACATTGGCGCACGTGCGGCAGTTGACTTCCGGCAGTTTCTGCTCGTGGCAAATGCTGCGGTAATCGCAAAACCGACACAGAAAAAATGACGGATCATCGTTCGTCTTGGCTGGCGGCGCTTCGGTAAAAATGATCTGACCAGCCTTTGCCAAAATGCGCATACCTTCGGCTGGGTCGGCCTTGATCCGCTCCATATAGATTTCGTCTGTGTTTTTGTTCACGGCAATGAACGCACACCGATCAAGCCCAGACAGATGCATCCCGATCTGGCATTGCGCCCAATAGATCGGCTTTGACTTCTCAACCCCCTTGCGCTCACAATCGCGAAAGTTTTTTTCCGACATGGTTTTGAACTCCAGCGTGTGCGGCTTACTGCTTTCCTCAAACCCTTCGCCAACACCGTCAAGGCTCAGCGAGAAATGCCCACCGTGGGCGCTGTAGGCGATCTGCTTGCCAGTGTCAGGATCACGGTCCCATACCGTCACTCCGACTGCCCGCAAGTTTGCCACAATGCGCGCTTCTTCGCGGTCGCCAGTCTCGAATAGCCGCAACACACGCCCGTCAAACGATGGTGACGCCATGTGCCTGAATTGATACCACAGCGCGCGGATGCACTCGTTTCCAATCTGACTGCCTCCAAGGTGCGGACGGTGCGCGCTTTTGCGCTGCGCCTTGTAGTGTTCATATATTTTCCGCACGGTTGGCGGCATAATGTGGTTTGTCAGGTCCATCATTCAACCTCACCACGGGGATAATCCACATTGAATGTAACGCCGTTCACGAGGCCGCTTACGGATACTTTGTAACTTGTAATGCTTCCAATGCCTGTGCGTCCTGATGCGCGCTGATACATGAATGACGCATTTGCATCAGGCCCATGCAAATCATGGATTGCGTCGATTATTGCCTTAAGTTCACTAATCTTCATGGTTCACTCCATCCATTTACAAAATGGGGCGATCACTCGCCCCATCAAAAAACAGATCAGCGCTTCCAAGGCGGCGTTGATGACTTCGCGGCAGGCTCTTGCGTAGTTACCCCGCCCGTAGCCTTCCCTACAGCCTCGTAGCCCTTCACCTCGTTGCTGGCGCTGTATTGGCCGTCGGCGGGTTTTACTGCCACCTTCACCATCAGCGGCTTGTCGTGCAGGTCAGACGACTGGCGCGGCGTCATGATGCCGACGGCGTGGCAAATCGCGGACAGGGTGCGATATGCGATTTCGCTGGCGGTCTGGTTTGGGTTGTTCAAGTTCAGGCGGTCGGTCAGTTTCTTGCCTTGCTGCGGCCCTTCGATCACCTGCAATTCTAGTTGCAGATAGCTGCCAAGCTGGTTCTTGGTCGGCTTCTCTTCGGATGCCGCGATGACAGCCTTATACCACCCTGCGGGCAGCGGTTCATAGGCAACATTCGGATCGACGGTGTTGGCGTCAAAGTTGTTGAATTGCATGGTTTCGCCCTTTCACTTGGCTGCAAACTGATAGAATGGATTTCCGCCGTCGAATGTGAACGGCAGAGGTTCGGCAATGCCGAAGCGGTTTTTCGATACGTTGGACGCAACAGGGAAGCAGATGATTTCGCGCTCGCCTGTTGACTTGGCCTGTACTTTGTCGCCCTTAGTGACGGTGAATGTCTTGAGGCGGATGAAGCCAACAAGGTCAACATTGTCGGTATAGTGCGGCAGGGCTTTCTTGTGCATCCGCACCGTGTAGCGGCTGAATTCGTCCATGTCAGGCGACGGGACTTTCTCAACGTCGGCGTGGCCGATGAACACGACGTTCATACCTTTTTCATAGGCAAGCGCGCCGATCCATTCTCGCACCATGCGATGCTTCTCAGATGCCACGATATAGGCTTTACCGAAGCCGCCAGCCGCCTCCACGATGGTCTTTGCCTTCGGGTCCGCCGCCACAACCTCGCGCTCGATCATGTCAGCAAGTTGCGTGATGCTGTCCAGCACAACGGTCTTGTAATCGTGCGGCTGCGTTGCAAGCGCTTCGATTGCGTCGAGAACGTCCTGCACCGATGTCGCCAGCGGAAACAGCGCCACGTCATCATTGCCTTGCAGGCTTGTGGTGCCGTCCTCGGTGCGGATGAAAACAGGTCGAGGGAACATCGCCGCCAGCGTGGTCTTACCCATGCCGCCCTCACCGAACAAAGTGCAGATGATCGGTCGATCACCCTTCGGCTTTGACAGTGATTTCAGGTCAATCGCCATTATTCCAACTCCTCAACTTTGACGCCGATCTTGCCCGGCTTGGTTTCGAATGCAGCCGCAATCTTGGCCCACGTTTTCGGCTCATTGTTTTGCAGCCACTTGATGCCAACGGCGTCGGCCTCGGTCTTGATCTTCACCGGGCGCATGTCAGACTGGCACTTGTCGCGCACCTTTTCCCACATGGCCTCGTCAAGTTTGCGCGTCACGGGCTGCGTGAGCGTAACCTTGTAACCGTCGATTTTGTGGGTTTTGCTGCCTTCTTTCGGCACATCAAGAGCGGCGGAAAGCTGTTCCTCGATCTTGATCCGTTCTGCGTTTGCCTTGTTTTCTGCGCGCTTGGCAATAAGCCAATCCCGCGCCAAGGCTGCGATATTGTCACTCATGGTCTTTCCTCGATCTGCTTCACAACGGTTTGACAGTCACAAATTTTTGCACCATAGTCAAGAAAGATTTTCACAATACAGGACCTAAAATGCAAGACCTCATGCCACTATCGGAAATCCGCACCGCGCTTGCGGATCGTCGGATCATGACAGTCGCCGCGAATTGCGGGCTGACCCACCCCACCCTCAAGCGCATCCTTGACGGTGACGAGAACATCACCCTGAACACATGGCGGAAATTGTCTGACTATCTGCGGGGGCAGTAAATGACCACATCAGCGCAGACCGCACGGGGCTACGTCGAGCGCCTCGGGTGGAGCCTTGTATCGATCCCAGCCGGATCAAAGGCACCAACATCATTCGGTTGGCAACAGCCGGAAAAGGCAATCCGCACGGGTGACGATGCCGAGCGATACTGGACCATCAACCCGACGCACAACATGGGGCTGCTGCACGCCGCGTCTGGCACTGTGGCGCTTGATATTGACAGCGTGGAAAACACGCGGATCATCTTCGAGACGCTTGGCGTTGATTATGATGCGATCATGAATAGCGCCCCGCGCATTGTGGGGCGTCCCAACCGTGGCAAGGCACTGTTCCGCGCGCCGTCTGGCATGACGCTATCGACGCACAAAATCAGTTGGCCAACACAAACTGACCCGCGCCGAACGGAAGTGGTGTTTGAGTTGCGCGCTGGTGCCGTGCAGGATGTTTTGCCGCCGTCGATCCACCCCGACACTGGAAACCCATACACATGGGCGGGCGCAAGCGTTTGGGATGGCCTACCAGAGTTGCCAGCGTCATTGCTGACGATCTGGACGCAGTGGGACAGATTTCGCCCGCAACTTATGGACTCCTGCCCGTGGAAGCCAGTCCGCGAATTCCAGCCACCGCGCAAGGTCAGGCCGCAAAGCGAAAAAGGTTCAGTCATCGAGGCATTCAACGCCGCGCATGATATGGACGAATTGTTGCAGCGGTTTGGATACAAACCAACAGCGCGGCAGCGGTATCTCAGCCCCAACAGCACAAGCGGGATTGCTGGCGTTGTCCTGTTTGACGATGGAAAGGCATACAGTCACCACGCCAGCGACCCATTCGATGGGGCGCACACCTTCGACGCTTTCGAGTTGTGGTGCCAATATGAACACATGGGCGACGTG